TCCTGGCCGGCCGGGGTGGCCGCAGCTGCGATACGGTCGGCTTCTTCCTTGGCCACGCGCTCGGCTTCTTCCTTCTCGGCCTTGGCCTGGGCTTCTTCGGTCGTGTCCGGCGCTTCCGCGTGCCACTTGCTCAGGAAGGCGTTCATGGCGAGGTGTTCGTCACCATCCGAGTCCTTGAAGAACTTGGCCAGTTCAGCGTCGGTCGCGTCATCCTTCAACTCGACATCGAACACCTTGATCTGCGGCGTCATCGGAGGCACGGTGCCACCGGAGCGCTGCTTGATGAAGTAGGTGTTGTTGACCACATGCGGGCGCTTGCTGTCGATGTAGTCACCAGTGGAGGGGTCCACCAGCATGATGTTCGACAGGGCTTGGACGAGCAGTTTCTGTTTCATGGTTGAAGCTCCAAGGTTTGAAGTAAAAAGGCCCGCCCGAGTTCGGGCGGGCCTTTGTGCCTACATGCTGGCTGGATTACGCGGTCGTGTCCAGGATCGAGCGCGTGTCGCCGAACACCAGACGGTAGCCGGTGTTTTCCGAGCGAACGTAGGTGATCGCTTGGTTGACGATGGAACGCTCGTTTTCCGAGATGTTCGAACCCGCTTCCAGCAGCTCTTCCAGCGTTTCAGCCTTGGTGTAGCCCACCAGCTTGCCGGCCGGAACGGTGGACGACAGCTGGAAGTTCACCGACTGGTTCAGCAGCGGGATGTTGGTGTTGATCTTCGGCGTACCGGCCGCGACCAGCTTTTCGATGTCGGTCGTGGTGCCGTACAGCGTGGGCTGGAACATGAACAGCAGGTCAACGAAGATGTCGTAGTTGCCGATGATCGTGTCGATCGGGCGACCTTCCTTGGCGGCTTGCATCAGCCACTTGGCCAGCGCCTTGTAGTTCTTCGACAGGCCGTCAGCAGCCACGCCGTCGAACGACGAGATCGGCACCACCGGAGCTGCCGGGTTCACGCCGTCGCCGTTGATCAGGATCGACGTGGCGGCGCGGACCTTCGAGATCTCCAGCTCGCGGGCCACGCGGGCGGCGAACGGGGTCATGATGTCCAGGCTGGCGCGACGGTTGAATTCGTAGCTGGTGCGGTAGCCCGAACCGTGCTTGTACATGCCGACCGCTTGTTGCGTGGTGCGCAGCGAGCGAACCGGGATGCGGCCCAGTTCCGACACCGAGTAGGTGCCGCGCTGGTCGGAGTCGTCTTCCACGAAGGTCGAGATCATTTCGGCACCGTTGATGGTGCGCGATTGGGCGATCAGCGGGGCGACGGTTTCCAGCTGGTCCTGGCGGTTCTTCCAGCGCAGCACGTCGTCCATGACTTCGGGGAACATGGCGCGGGTGCCGGGGTAGGTCTGGAAGGTCTCGCTCGCGGCCTGGAGGATGACGCCTTGTTCCAGGTCGTTGCGAACCGGCAGGTTCAGGTGGGACAGGGCGGCTTCATAGCCGTTCAGGCCTTCGTACTTGCGGGCGTCGTCGGCCTTGGACATGCGGGGGTCGATGGCCAGCACGAGGTAGTCGCGCAGGTTCAGGCCAACGTCCTTGGCGCGTGCGATCAGCTTCTGGCCCGAAGCCACGGATTCGCTGGTGCTCTCGGCCTTCAGGCCGACCAGCGCGTCTTCCGGCGATTGACGCTTGATGTCGATGAGATCCATGTTCTATTCCTAGAGATCTATGTGAGGTTGTGTTGGAGCGGGTTGAGAGCCGGAATTACAGCTTCAGCAGCACGACGGTGGTGGCGTTGATCTTCTCGACGCACTTCCAGCGCTTGACCACTTCGTCAGCCGCCAGAGCCTTGCGCACCGAACCCGCGCCGCCACCGATGGCCCAGTCGCCGGGAGCCAGGGCGTCCGCTGCCTTCAGGGGGTAGTTCACGCCCGCGTTGGTGTTGATCGTGCCGACCTTGATGCCTTCTTGAACGCGGTCTTCAACCGTTTCCAGGCGACCGTCGATTTCCTCGCCGTCGCCGGCCAGGGACACGGTGTTGGTGCCAGTGACACGCACGGCCTTGCCGATGTCAGCCTTGGTGATGGCGGCATTCAGCACGAAGGTGTACTGCGAGTCTTCGTGGAAGTGGCCGCTCAGGGTAACGCCTTGACCGATTTGCATTGTGTTCTCCAATAATCGGTGGGTTGATGATTAACGGCGCGCCGACTTGAACGCGCTGTTGCCCGCCGAAGCGGAGAGGTCCGTCACACCGGTCTTGTCACCGTTGGAACGGGGGTTGTTGATGACGCCGGCCTTCAGCACTTCGACCTGGGCGTTCACGACGGTCAGCTTGGTTTCCAGCTCGGCCTTGGCGGTATTCGCGGCGGCGAGTTCGACCTTGGTGGCTTCATGAGCGGTGTTGGCTTCGGTCAGCGAGGCCTGGGCGGTGGCCAGCTCGGCTTGAACGGCGGTCACAGCAGCGCCGGACTTCAGGCTGTCGCGCTCGGCGGTCAGCTCGGCCACTTGTGCCTTCAGAGCGGTTTCGCTCGCCGTCAGGGTGACGACGGAAGCCTTCAGGGTTGCTTCGCTGGCGCTCAAGGCGGTCAGGCGGTCGAGGGTTTCTTTGTCCATGGTGTTGGAACTCCGAGGATGGTCTTTGGTTGTTGCAATAAGGAAGGTGGCTTCGGGGGAGATCCCGCTTGCGGCCAGTTTCTCGTAACGCTCCGCGCCAAGGCGCTGCTTGGAGCGGCCCAGAATCTTCGCGTTGTTCGAGGCACCCTTGGACACGAGCGAGGTTTCGGTCCACGCCTCCATGCCGTTGAGGTTCAGGTGAACACCGTTCTCGCCGATGACGTGATCGTTGCCACACGTCTGGTCGAGAAGGTGCATGATCGTTGCTTCAGAACCGAGGTAGTCCCAGCCGCATTCCGAGCACATCATGGTCTTCGTGCGCAGCGTCACCGACACTTCGTCAATGATGCCGGCTTCCATCTTCTCGATCTTGTCCGTCTCGGAGGCCGAGATGTAGAACTGGGTCACGAGATCCATGGAGCCGTCGTTCATCGGCGACGGCAGCACCTCGGCGTAGAAGAAACGGCCCAAGGGCAGTTCATCCCCCATCGGGTGCAGCGTGTGCAGCGGCACGAAGCCCTTCTGCGTATTCAGATAAGAAGCCATCTCCATCAGCGTCGAGGTCGAGATGCGACCTTTATCGAAGATGGAGCCGCGCTTGCTGATCGGGCGCGTCGAAGCAGCCACGCACTCGAATGCCACGACCTTGGACAAGTCGAGGTCTTCGCCGCCATTGTTCGCCTGAATGCGGGCTTCAATCGCGGGGGTGATCTTTATGCTTTTGGCCATACCAGTCTGGTGAGTAAAGTGGGCTTCGGTGAAGTGCCGGTATTATTTCGGCCTACACCATTTAAGTCAAAGAGTTTCTACTTCTTGGTGCTTGATGGTTGCTTCTTGACGGTATTGCTTCTTGCGTTCTTGCCGCCTTCCGGTGCCAAGGACTTGCCCATCGGATCCGAGTTGGGGCTGACGCTCTCCACGTCGATGCCGCTTCCGACCGCGCCTTGCCCCATCAAGAAGTTCGTGCCGGACAATTCCGGCGCGGAGTCCGGCCGCAACCGGCCGTACATCTGAAGGTGGTATTCGTCGTCGCTGATGATTCCCAGCGACAGGTCTTCCTTCAGGCGCGCCGCCCGCATGGTGTATTGCGGTTCCAGTTCGGTATCAGGGCGCATCTCAGAGGGACGGAAAGTCACCTCAACCCGGGAGGCTGAACCTTGGAGCCGGATGGCAAGGGTCAGCACGCTGGCCATCAAGTCAGCGATGGGGTTGTTCAGCTCTTCAGCGTTCATGGTGAAGAGCCGCGCTTCCACCGTGGCTGTGTTCACGCCGGAGTTGCCGCGACCTAGGATGGTGGCCATCGTGCGCAAGCCGGCTTGGTTCTGGGCGTTCAGCGTGTCGATGACCTTGCTGATATCCAGCGCCATGCCTGGGGACTTCTCGTTCATCATCGACACTTCGACCGAATCAGTATGCACGAAGGCTTGATCCGGTCGGATGTTGGAGATGGCCGCTGAGATCTGGCGCATCTGGTTTTCGATGTAGGTCCGCAGCTTTTCAGGATCCATGCGGATCTCGACAGGCGCTTTCTTATTCAGCACCTCTTCGAGCACCTTGGCTTCCATGCGGGGGTAGCCGGTCAGCTGCATGATGCGGTACAGGTCGTTGATAACCTGCTGGCGTGCAGCGATGGTGTTGATGGACGAGACGAACGGCGAGTAGGTGTACATGCTCGTCGGGTCACGGCGGTGGAACTTCACGAAGAACGTGGGAATGTCCAGAACCAGGGTCTTGCCATCGCTCGTCTTCTGCTGCGGCTTGTAGACGCCGGGTTGAGGTTCCACCCATTCGAGCGTGTCAGGATCGACCATGCGGAACTCGCTGAT